GCGTCCTCGGTGAGGTTGTTCTCATTGGTCGTATCAATACGGACCAGCAGAGCGGGCGTCATCGGCATATTGCCGTCACCCTTGCCCCACCACTCAGCGGGCGGATACTTGCCCGGGTCACCGAAGACCCACGGATAGTGCTGGCCCTTGGCGTCATCGTCCCGGCGCAGCGTGCGCGGGCCTGAGATGACCTGGGGCCAGGTGTCCTTGCGGACTTTCGCCTTAGGTGGAGGCAGGAGGGCTGTGTCAAGCCAGTCTGACTCAGTGAGCGTGAAGCTCACCGGCTCATGCCGAGAGCCGTGCGTCGGTGAATCCAGGTGGCCCGAGACTATGATCTCACGGTCAATGAAGTCATCGCCATCGATGAGGAGGCACAGCTCACCAGAGGCCTCACCGATGTCACGGGCGGTGTCCGATATCGCGGTCCAGCCGGCGGCCTGGCCCTGCTGAAAGAGCACCGAGATTGACACCTCTCTCGAGCTGGCCTCTGACTCGAATAGCCCGATGGTCTCCTCATAGTCGAGGAACTCAAGGCCCGCGAGGAACTGCAGCACGGGCGGACCCTCGAGCGTGTCCGCATTGGGCACAGACAGGGGCAGCGTGCTAAACCTGTACTTCCGCCCTCGGATTGTGAGGGTCAGCAGCCACACCAGGCGGCCCTGCTCGAGAGCCTCCCGGCGGAGCATTAGACCTCCTCCTCAATCGTGATGGCGTTGATGGTGTGCACCTCATCAGTGCTCTCATCCCCGAGGATGGCCTGCCGTGTCACCTGGCCCGTTACCCGGCCGTACATGTGGCGGTCTCTACCGAGGATCTGCCGGTCCTGCCCTGGGCTATTTGTGTCATCAGGCACAATGCGTGGCAGGTAGACCACCGGCTCAGCTGCGCCCCTGGCCCGCCTGAGCATACCCTCGAGGACCGTGGCATCCTGTCGCACGCCCACCCGGTCAGCGCCATCGGCCGTGATGTGGTCATAGCCGCTCGGTGAGTCGCCGCTGATCTTGGTGGTGTCCCAGCCCTCAGTCCAGGCGAACTCCACCAGGCGCCGGGCCGGGCCGAGCTCCTCGACCAGGCGGTCACCGCTGCGGCCGGTGATGATCTCCTGATTCGGGCTCAGCTCCATCGAGCGGCCCCAGCTGTAGTCAGTGCCGAAGTACAGCACCGGGCCGATCACACAGGCGCCGATCTTGAAGTAGCCCTCGGCCGTCTGTTGCACGGGGATCCTCAGCCGATACTTGTCATAGGCTGTGGTGCTGCCATAGCCGACGGTTGTGACCGCGCCCTCCCATACCTCGAAGTTGCCCGAGGCTGGCAGGGTGGAGGCATCGCCATCGATGTGCAGCTCAGCGGGCTTGGGTGGCGCGGGATTGGCCCAGCCGCCCTCGCTGTTATGCACGATCCGGCGCACAGCCTCAGAGCCGCCGCCGGGGTCAAACACGGCGTACCCGTCACGGAGCTCCTCGAACTGCACATAGCGCTTGGCAGCGTATGACCCCGATGCGTTGGGGTAGATCGTATCCCCTGAGCGGTTGAACTGAAGCCCTGAGAAGTCCGCGCCCGCATCGATGCTACAGACATTGGCCCAGGCTGCCCCGTCCCAGCCCTCGAGGTAGGCGGTGCGGAAGTTGATGCCCGATAGGTGGACGCCGATAACCGGGCTGAGCTGCCTGGTGTCCGTGGTGCCGGCCGGGGTCCATGTGATGATCTGCTCAGCGTCATCATTGACCGAGCGCCAGCCCACCCGGGGCGTGCCCGCTATCTCGGGGTGAATGGCATCGATGGGGAACTCATAGCGGGTGAGCGCCTGCCACTCATCCGACTTGAAGGCTGAGCCACCGCGGGCCGCCAGCTGCCAGCCGGCGTCCATGTATGTTTCATAGACTGAGAACGGGCGCCCGTTCTGCTTATCCGGGTGATAGCCCGTTGTGCTCCAGTCAGCCCCACTGGCAGAGAAGGCCTTAAAGGTCTGCACCATCTCCCAGTGTGACACTACGCTCGAGGTCTGTGGCTGGCCCCACTCACTGTCACCCGTGAGCGCGCCCGAGAGCTGGCCTGTGCCGGTAAAGGTCACGGTGGTCCAGGCGCTCGACCCCGGGTCCTTATACATGACCCACGCATAGTTGAAGGTATTGCGCAGTTCGGTAGTGACGAACCAATCGCGCATGCCCTCAGGCAGCGTGATAATCGATGTGAGGCTGGCGGCCACTCCCGTCAGGTCCCAGACCTGGGCACTGTCTCTACCGATCCTGACCTCAACGCCATCGGCCCGGACTGAGATGTAAGCCCCGTTGATGTCACCGCCTGATGTGGAGACCACAGTGTCACTCTTGCAGCGGGCCCAGGTGCCGCGGCCTGGGTGCCTCACACCATAGGCGTCTGAGGTGCTCGTCATCGTGAGCCCCTGACTACCGAAGGTAAACGCCATCGAGCCAACCACACTAAATGCGGTGAGAGATGTGACGTTGCTTACCAAGTTGGGCGGGGTCTCAAAGGGCAGGTAGGTATATCCGAGGCGGGCGGGTGTGCCCGCAGTCAAGCTCCATACGTGGCCCTGCTCGTGGTCGTAATTGTCCGAGCCGCCCAGCTCGATGAGCCGCAGCGACATATCATCAGCATCGCTCTGCCCACCTGCGATGTCATACGGCATCCCAGAGATGAGGAGCAGCTTGCCCTTATAGGGCGTCACACAGGACCGAGAGAGCCTATAAGCAAAGGTTGGGGCTGACCCACCAGTCACACCCACAATGCTCAGCAGGGGCCATTCTGTGGGGCCTGTGTATGTAGTGACGCCGACATCGGACATACCAAAGAAGCCGTGGCTATGCGTCCTCGTGTCTGTGAGCGTGGAGTCCAGGGCGGCGAAGCGGTGCCGGGTGACCCATGGGTGGGCGCGCATGGTGGTCCCGTTGCCTGAGCCGTCCACGTCCACCGGGCCCTGAGCCACTACACACAGCATGCCGTCAGGATCAGTGCACACCACATGGTGGCCCACATTATCATCAGAGCCGAGCGAGCCCCGCCCTGGGGGGCGACCGAGCAGCGTGCCCGGGGAGGCGTCCGGTGAGAAGTTGGGATCATCTGCGAACCGGCCGAGCGGTGTGGCCTTCTTCGCCCAAGCGGTCTGTGCAGACCAGCCGCCACCGCTGCTGATGTCGTTCGGGTCATACTCGCGACTGAAGACCATGACCACAGCGCCGGTCTCATCGACGGCCAGCTCTGGATCGTGCACCCGGGCAGCTGATGTGCCCTTACCCACAAGCGGGCTCAGGTCTGGCTGGAATCGCTCGATCAGCGTCCAGCTCGCGCCGAGGTCCTCACTGACATAATGGTCAACCTCTCTGTACGGATCGGGCGTGCTGTCTGTGCGGGCCTCACGGATCATGGTGATGTAGCCATTGTGATACACCGCCCGGACCTTGATGACCGCAGAGATCGAGGCGCCGAAGGTCATATCCACAGCCTCAATCCCAGGGGCTGTGCGCTTGTGGCTGCCCTGCTCCCAGGTGACGCCCCTGTCATCTGAGAAGAAAGTCTCCACAGTGCCAGTGCTCGACCAGTGCTGACGGATGATCAGCAGCCGGCCGCCGGGGAGCTCCAGTATGGCGGAGGGGCCAGGGGCTGTGACTGTGGCACCGAGAGCGAGGGTATCGACCTCGACCTCAGACCATAGATCGGTGTCCGGGTTTCGGGTCCGGCACATGAGCTGATTGGTGCCCACCGTGCCAATGATGGAGTAGACAACATGCACCCACTCGGCGGCGGTGGTGATGGCGTCTGGCCAGCACGCTACCTGCGATTTGCCGGCGCCTAACAGGTGCTTGAAGTACTCACTGCCTGTGATCAGGCTGTACGGGTTCCACCCGCGCCACTTGGTGGCATCGGCGCTCTCGGAGGTCGGCCGCCAGGAGAACCGCCCGCCCCTGTCCTCACCCCAGGCAGCGCCCGGCTTGATGGCCCGGATGTCATAGCCTGCACCGGCGAGGCTGGTGCCCGTGGCCTGCAGATCCATAGTGCCTTCTTTGCCTGCCTGAGCTGAGGGCTCATCGACTGTGGGGCTGGCCTGGGTGGCGGTGGTGTCTGTGCTCGAGATGTTCTCAGCTGAGAACCTGGGGTCTCTGAGCAGAATGCCGCGGTAGAAGTCCTGAGAGTAAATCGCCATCAGCTGGCCCGCCTACCGTGAGGGTTGCGGCGCCCCTTGGGGTTGCGCCTGTTGATGGCTGAGCCTATCGGGCCTCCTCGGCGCACGCTATCGGTGAGCACCTCATCGAGCACCTTGTGCCGGTAGACCATCTGAACCACCAGCGGCCCGCCGCCCTGGCCGCGGTTTGCAGCCGCGAGGCCCTCCTCACCACCGATGGCGCTCACACCCTGACGAGTGAGGACACCCTCACCAGCTCGAGCGGTGATGGTGCGCTCATCGGGCCTGGCCCCCACGATACCTCCGAGGTGGAAGCTGGGCGGCTCCTGGGCGCCCACAAGGGCGACCTGAGTTGCGCCGAGAGCTGAGATGCCCCCGAGCACAAAGGGTAGCGCCACAGGCGGCGTGGTCGCTGCTGCATTCATCATGGCTGCTGCGGTGCTCATGATGATTTCAGAGATCCTCAGCGCCTGCTGAGCTGTGAAGGCCCGGCGGATGGCCTGGCCCTGCATCTCCTGACTCTTTGCAAGGGCGGCCTCCTCGGCTTCGGCCTGCACCTTGAGGCGGGAAACAGCGGCTTCAGAGGCGGCCAGCTCACGGGCCACGTCCTCAGTCTTCGCCCGCTCTCTCAGCTCGTCACGGGTAGCGACCTCCTCCTCAAGGAGCGACCGCGCATCATCGGCGGCCTCCTCTCTGATGGCGATCTCATCGCTGGCGGCTTGCTCTGCCCGTGAGAGCACCTCAGCTGCCACCATCGAGGCCGCCTGATTGATGCTGTTGTATGCATCCATATAGGCGAGCGCCATCTCGCGGGCGGCCTCCTTCTCGGCCTTCGCTTTCTCGTCTGCCGCCTCCTTTGTGCGGCGCAGCTCCTCATCGATCTCATTGAGGATCTCGGCGTGTATCTGGGTGCGGGCGGCGGCGATCTCGCCGTCCTTATCACCGGTCTCCTCGATGGCCTCACCGAGCCGGCCGTGCATCGTGATGAGCTGGTCAAGCCGGGAGATGGGCTCGGGGGGCACCAGCTTCCTTGACTCCTCCACCAGGTCAGCGATCTCCTCGGCAGCCTCCTTAGCCTTGATGCCCTCGATGGCGGTTGATACCGCGGTGATTGAACCGGCAAGGGCGGTGGCGGCCTTCTTGCTTCCTGAGGCCGCGGCCTTGAGGCGCTCGAGGTGGATCGACAGCTCGGATACCTTATCAAGCTGCTCCTTTGGCAGGAGCTTCTCGGTCTCCTCTCTCAGCTGCTGGAGAACGGTCTTGGCCTTACGTCCCCCGCTGGTGCTCTTCTTGAGCGCCTCGAGGGCATCCATGCGTGCTTCTTTGGCTGCTATGAGGCGGTTGGTGTAGTCAGACTCGGTTTTCTTTAGAGCGTTGAGCGCGTTGTCAGCCTGGGCGCTCGCGTTCGCTGCGGCGTGGGTGGCGCGATTGGCGGCGCCATATGCCACCACCGACGCGTGTGAGTTGGTATTGAGGCTGGCGCGGGCATCCGCCTCAGCCTTGAGCGCGTCCTTGTGGATCTTGCTGGCCTCGGTGGCCTCCTTCTGCAGGGCCTCAAGCTCGGTTGAGAACTTCTTGCGCACATTGATCGAGGTGCGGAAGGCCATGAGGTCACGCTCTGTGGCATCGCCCCTGGCGACCCCCGCCTCAATCTCTGCCTCGATGAGCTGGTCATCGAGCGTGGCCATGACCTGGGCCAGCTCAATGCGGCGCTTCTTGGTCTGCTCGAGCTCCTTCTGTACCTCTTGCTGCTTCTCGGCATAGTGGGCCCAGACCTTGGTGCCCACAGTGACGGCGACGGTGAGCACAGCGAGAGGCCCTGCGAGCCCTGAGCCCGCCCGGCTGACCATCTCAATACCGCCCGCAAGGTCACCCAGGCCGCGGGCCGCCCCACCAGCTGCGGGGCTCACCATATCCATGGCTGAGGCCACACCGCCCATGATTGAGCTGGTCTCACCGCCTGCATGCTCGACGCCCTTGAGGCGCTCAGCTACGTCATCGAAGGACTGACCCGCGTTTCGGGTGGCTTTGCGCTGTGCCTTCCATGCCTTCGAGCTGGCCTTGGCTGCCTTTACGCTGGCCTTCTCGGCCTTCTTGATCTGCCGCTCCAAAGAGGCGGCCATCTTCTTGGCCTCGGCCTCTGTGGTGCCGGGCATCTTCTTCAGCTGCTGAACCAGGTTTGACAGGTCAGCCCGGAAGGCAAGATCTACTGTGCGGCCTGCCATCAGTCACCCCCGATCAGTCGTGCCATCTCTGCGGACATTGTATCAACAAGCGGCTGCTCACGGTCCTTGATGGCAGGGATCGCGACCTTCTTGAGATACGTCTTATTTGACTCAGGCGGTGGTAGCTTGGCCATGTACGGGTACGGGGCGCCGCCCTTCTTGGTGTCATTGAGAATGGCCGCCACCAGGGTAGGTCCAGACTCGAGACGGATCTCCACCCTCCAGGCCGCCTTGCTCCGCCCCGTCGAGCGATACCCGGGCGGCGGGTACTGGTAGGGCATGAAGTCCCAAAAGCTGATCTCCTTGACCCGGCGGCCCGCCTTTCTGGCCTCATGCCGGGCAGCGATGGCCTTGCTGATGGCCTGCCGCTTGTCATGCTCGAACCGCTCGCGGGTGTTCTCATCAGGCCAGGCCTCTTTGACCTCAGCCAGGGCCTCCCCGATGAGCTGCTCCATGGCGGGCCTCAAGGTGGGCACCGCCTGGTCGAGGATGTGATCGACGTAGCGGTGCAGATCGTCAGAGAGCTCCACCGCCGTTGAGCCCGAGGCAAGCACGATCCCAGCCATCAGCTGCCCCCAAGCCAATAGTCTCGGGCGCTCGCGTCTCCTACCTTGACATTAGGAGGCAAGGCCCCCACACCGCCCCCGCGCTTCTTCGGCTTACTGAGGATGCGGTCATAAGCGAGCACGGCGATCTGGTCCCGTCTGGAGAGCTGGCGAAACCATGACGGGTCGCCAGTGTATTTCAAGCCCAGATGCAGCGCCGTTAGATCGGCGCCCCCTCTTGGGCTTCTGTAAAACCCTCGGCCGCGGTGACCTCAGGCTCACGAGGAAACAAGGACTCACAGACCAGATTGAAACACACCACCGAGGCATCGAGCAGCTCAGCCCGGTCGTGACCGTCGGCCATGCAGCTCGAGTAGAACCGCCCACCAAACTTCACCGGGTCGAGGTCTGCCGCCTCATAGGCAGCCAGGCCCCCTCCGAGCTTAGGCAGGCACAGCCCAAGAGCGGCATACAGGATCCGCTGCTGCAGCCTGTGTGTGCCCTCGTGCTGGTGGTAGCTGGTGGCTATGTCTTCGCGCTCAGCAAACCCAGGGAGGGTGACTGTGAGGTCATCCCCCTTGAGCTTCACTGTGGGTGCTCCATTGGTCATGCGTCCTCCTTGTGACCTGGGCTATCAGGTGAGCGTGATCGAACCGTACACGGTGCCGGTGATGCTGAAGGAGTTGGGGTCACCCTCGCTGATATCGATCATGCAGTGCACATCGTCACACACCACAGTGTGAGATGAGCCGCCGGGCTCGGTCACCGTCCAGGTGAGCTTGAGCGTGTAGACATCGGCGTTGGCGCCGAGGGTAGACTCTGCCGAAGCGAAGGGGCTGCCTGTGGTCTTCATGATGATATCAGGCAGAGTCTTCTCAGTACCATCACTTACGTCAGTCATGTGACAGGTGAAGCTCACAGACGGGAACGTCTGATTGGTGTGACGCACAGACCCGAGGTCTCCGCGGTCGAGGTAGGTAGTGACCTCCTTGAGCCCCTGGCTGAGGCCAGAGATTGAGAAGTCACCTGCCTCATATTGGACTGTGACATCGAGAGCGGTGGGGGTCGTACCATCCTCAAGGAGGAGGGTCCCGTCCCGCATGTTCTTAACGACTGAGCTGATGGCCATCTGGGGCCTCCTGTTTTAGCCCTTCTTGGGCTTCTTCTTGGGGGTGGATTTCTTGGGGTTTGCGGAAAGCCAGGCGACCAGTCGAGCGGCCTCCTGGCGGTGCTTGGGGTCGATGGTCTTGACGTATTGCGCCGGGCGCTCAGCGTCCGCCCAGCCTGGGGCGATATCATCGAGGCGCTTGGTGTATTGCTTGCGCATGTGTGCTCCTATGCCAGGGCCAAAACGTGGAGTGAACTGAACTCGATCTCACCCACGATCCACTCACCGGCCGGATCGACCTGCCGGCGGGGCACACCGCTCAGGCTGAGCTGGAGCTCGGTGAGCGTGCCGCTATCGGCCATGACCGCCTTAATGATAGCGGCCTCAGCATCGAGGGCGCTGTCATAGCTGTCCTGCTGATCCTTCGGCTTCACCCGGTGGGCGTATGTGACCATAACTGAGGTGCGCACAATGGCGCCGTCTGTGAGGCTCTGACGGTCTTTTACCGTCGTGGTCCTGGGGCAGCCCACCGCATACCGCTTATGCAGCACAGAGGCGGGGTCACGGCCAAAGACACCGTGAGGCTGCTTGGACTCAGAGAAGCCCGTCACAGCGTCCACGGCTGTACTCACCCGCTGGCGGATGGTCTTGACCGCTATTGCCACCTACCACCTCCACCGGGTGCGCGGGGCGTTGCTCAGGTAGATCACGGGCTCTGCGGCCTTCCTGCGCTCACCGTCGGGCTTGCCGTCGTGGTCCTCGTCATACTGGAAAGTCAGAGTCTGCCAGGCGAAGGAGGCCTCTTTCTTATGTGACTCAGCCAGCTCGAGGTATTGCCCCTGCCCGAGGCTTGACGCAAAGTCGCGGAAGATCAGCGCCAGGGTGGTCTCGAGGTGGATCTCTCTGAGGCTCCACGGGTCGAGGATCAGATAGGGGAACCGCCCTCGCGCGATGAGCCGCCCGAGCACCTGGCGCCAGGCCTCATCGATGTATCCCTGGAAGGACGTGAGCGCGTCCGGCCTGAGGTCACCGAGGTCGGTATAGAGCGCGGTGAGGTCGAGGTCTGTGATGACCGGGTAGAGGGTCCTGAGCACCAGAGCAGCTGAGCGCCTGAAAGTGTGTGTCACACCGTCTGGCATCACCAGCGCCCACTCCTCCTGCCAGCCCTCACCCACCGTCTGTGTAGTGGGCAGGGTGGCGGCAGAGATGCTGTATTCAGCCACAGATGCGGTGATGGTCACAGCTGCCGCAGAGACCACCTCCTCATCATTGTCATCGTACAGCGTGAACGTGCCCGAGCTGGGCGCTGCGAGCGCACCGTCCCGATACACCTCGAGCTTGACCGTCTGTGTACGGTTGCGCTCGAGATAATCGGGGAAAGGGATGCGAGCCGTATAGGGCGCGCTCCAGGCATCAGCGGCGCTCATTGGTCACCCCCTAGGCGGTCTCACCCTTGTGGGCGACCCAGGCGCCGGCGATGCGCATATACAGCGAGTCATCGCCATCGGTGCCATCAGTGCGCATATACAGCGAGCCATTGGGCTCGGTGGCGGTGGGGACGCCCGTGCCGCTGGTGATGGTGGCAACAGAGGCATCAGCGGTGGTGGCTGCTGGGCGGACACCCAGGCCGACAGCGGCGATGGCCTTGCGGTAGCGGTATGCAAAGGAAGCCATGGGGGTTTCTCCTATAGACGCTTAGCGTCTGGCTTTACGGGTCTCAGTCTGGACTACGGCCCGGCGCGCTCGGTCGCGGGCCTCAGTGTGTGTGATCTTCTTGCCGGTCTTCTGCGCATGCTCCACCATCCGCTGAGCTGTGCGGTCAATGGCGGCGCGGGTATCGGACTCATTAGGCATTGGCGGCCTTCTTCTTGGTGGTGCGCTTCTTCTTGGTGGTCGCCTTCTTCGCGGCCTTCTTCGCCCCGGTCAGCTTGGCCCGGTCGGACTCGACCCGCGCCTTGACGCCCGGGATGTGCACGCTCTTACCCGCCCGGTCGATGCGGCGGTCCAGCTGGTGGAGGATGGCCTCAAGTGCCTCGGGCTCTGGCGGCTTGATCGTGCCGTTCTCGAGCAGCCCGCGGCGGAATGCGGCATAGCCCTCGGCATCATGCCGCACGATGATCTTGCGGCCCATGACGTGGGGAGTATCCCAGGTCAGATAGCTCGAGCTGCCACGGGCGCACGGGTACTTTGTGACGTAGCCAAGCCCGCGATCAAGGATGGTCCACCCTCGGTCCTGATACATCAGGCGGGCGGGCCCATCGTCGATGCCGCCCTTGACCTGGCGGACCCCGTTGATCCCGGGCGTCAGATATAGCTGCTTGAGACGGGGCAGCCATTCCCACTCACCGTCCTCACGCTGCACAGCCTCCCAGCTCTCGGGATTGTGCATGAGGTAAAAGTCCTTGCGGGGGAGCTCAGGCAAGCGGGCTGCCCCGGGGCGCGTGTCCGCCTGGGTGCCTGAGATCACTGTGCCTGTATCTGAGAAGTCGTGAGCCATCTGTGTGCCTTCCTTGGGGTGTGATGGTTGAGAGAGAAAGTGGGGCGCCCTGGGGCTGGGGCGCCCCAAGGAAGACGGAAAGCACCGCCCGCCTCAGGGCGCCCCGAAACTATCAGGCGTCAGTGACGAAGCCGACACCCATGCCATCCTGAACGATGGACGTACCCAGGTAACCGTGGTTCACCACCTCGGTCACTGCGCGGCTCGCGTCGCGCTGGATCTCCACGATGACAGGAGAGTTGGCGGCCTGGATGGTCTGCCCATAGTTGATCATGGGGTTTGCATCGGCCCAGCCCAGTGCACCCTGTGCCCACATCGCACCGTGACGGTTACCACCTGCAGAGGTGACCTCCGAGCTGGTGTAGATGTCGACGCCCAGGAGAGAGCCAGCGTAGCCGGCGCCCTTTGCGTTGAGCATGTCCTGAGTGGCCGCCATGAACTGCAGTGCGCCGGCCTCTGCCCGGATGCTGGTCTGCAGGTCACTCAGCTGCTGGGGGTGCAGCAGCGCATAGAACGGACCGGAGTTGTTGGCTACCTCGAGCGTCGAGATGCCCGAGAAGAAGTCATCGACGGAGGCGTCAACAGTCGAGCTGCCCACATCAGTTCCGAAGCCGGCGATAGCGGTTGCAAGAGCACCCATGAACGCCTTGTCATACTCACCCACAGCAGAGGCCGCGAGGCGCTCGACGGTGATGTCAGACGGGCCGAAACCAGTCACGGCGGCGAGGTCGCCAAGGTCCCTGCGGAGGCTGTAGCGGGCCACAGCGATAGTGGCGCTGCTATCAGTCAGCGAGGTCACCGTCACATCGGTATCCTCAGCGGCGGTGGCGCTCATCGCGTCATAGCCATCGAGGCCCGCCAGGCGGACAGCTACAGTATCGGACCCCGCGCCGTTGACGCTGCCGAAATACTGCACTGCGCCCGTGGTACGGATCGAGGTGCGGTCAGCGAGGAGGAGAGCGATCTCCTGACTCAGAACATTAGCGAGACGGAGATCAGTCTCCATCGATGCATGAAGAATAGGCACGGGGCCTCCTGTTTAGCGTGTGGTTTGTGTGCCTTTCACGCTGTTACAGGAGCGACCTGAGGCTATAGCTGCCCCGATCCTAAGCGGACCGAGGGCTCTTTGTCAATGATGCCAGGATCTGATCACGCTGAGCCCGATACTGCTCAGTCGTCATACTGCTCAGGTCCTGAGCTGAGGGCATGGCCTTCGCTGGTGGCGTAGGCACGGCCCCTGTATTCGATGCGGGTAGCGGTGTGCCGTTCGCAGGTGCGGGCTCAGCTGGTGGCGCGGCGGGCTCAGCTGCTGGAGCTGGCGGGGTGGCACTGCCCATGAGGGCGCTGACCACTCGAGGCAGGGACTCCTTGTCTGCCAGCCAGTCACCCACAGAGACGCCCTCAGGAGCCCGCCGGGTGTAGATGGCCAGCAGGTCTGCCACATCGTCAGGGTCTGTGACCCCGTGGCCCATCACAGCGATCTGTGAGTTGTGGGTGGCCTGCATTTTGGCGTGCTCGGCCTTGAGGGCCTCAAGCTCAGCCTGCAAGCCCTCAGCGCCCTGGGCCTTGCCGGTCAGCTCCTCGAGCTGGGTGGCTGCCTCGGATGCCTTGGCGATGGCCTCGCGCTTGTCGGCGGTGGCCTTCTTGAGGCGCTCCTCAGGCACCCAGCCGGCGATCTCCTTGCTGCAGTGTGGGCAATCGAGTCCCATGATGTGTGTCCTCCTTGGGGGTTTAGACTGTCTGACTCATGAAAAGCACGTTCTCACGCTGAATGCGCTGCAGCTCCTCAAGAGCACGGGCACGAGTGATGCCGGGGTGAAGCTCCAGGTAGGCATCTACCTTGCTCATGAGGCCCGCTTCGATCTTCTCAAGGATGTCCTTGCGTGCTGAGTCGCGCTCACCGTCCGACATCGGGATCGACTGGTAGCGGATGGTATAGCCTGACTCAGGCAGGCTCGAGCCCGTAGCCCGGTTGAGCAGGATGGCGCTGACCCGCATGAGCTCCACATCAGATGCCCTGAACTGTGGCTCATACTTGCGCTGAGCCTCGCGCTTGCCGGCGTTCGTGATGGCGATGGCGTAGCCCGAGCGGGCCGTGCCCCCCAGGCGCTGCAGGTCCGCAGGACTCACGCCCGCATATTCGGCCACCCGCTGCTCGAAGCTGCTGATGGACTCGAGGAGGTCCGCCGCATCGGCGCCGGCGGTGAACTGCCCAAGCTGGGGCTGCAGCTCGCCGTCTGGCTGGAACATGAGAATAGATGCCGGGTCTGTGGCGATGCCGCGCCGGCGCTCCTTGCCCGTGCCCTCGATACCCATGCCCGCCACAGTCACGCCCACCGCGTACCGCTGCGGCCAGCTCGCGTCACGAATTGCGTGCACGTAGAAGCTGAACAGCACAGCCGCCGTCAGCGATCCATACACCACCTCTGAGCCCTCGAAGGCATCCCACAGGCCCCCGTGTCGCTCAGCATGGTAGAGCACAAAGGGAAGGACTGGCTTGCCGGCGGCATCCCTGTACGGGTAGCTATCGCCCTGGTGGAACCCGCCGAGATATTCCCAGCTGAGATCCTCGCCCTCCATGCCCCGGGCATCAGCGAGGAGGACCCGCTCAGATGGGAACATGGGGTCAGAGATGTCCAGAACATTCCACGTCCATTCATACGCCCCCGTGCTCGGACGCTTCCTGAGCCGCAGCTCCTTCACATACACAGGCACATCGGGGCGGTCAGGGCTCGCACCCAAGACCAGGCGGTCAGGGCTCACCGGCCGGTAGAGGAGCTCACCCTCCTCGGTGGCGTGGACCCGCACCCCATACTCCCGACACCCGATGACCCATGTACCCACCCGGGTCATGAGCGGCCAGAGCCCGGCATCATTCACCACCTGCGCCAGTGCCTGTGCCTGCTCTGAGCCCTCGGGGTGATCCAGTACGGGGGGTCTGTCATACAAGCATGACAGCTGCTTGGTGACTGAACGGAAGACGTTGGAGCTGAGGTCAGGCACACCCCAGGCCGCCTGCCTGGTGGGGTCAACGTGCATCGCTATCGCCCGCTCGAGGTCCTCGTGCCACCGGCCAAAGAGCATGCGCAGCCTGAGGCCTGTGTGGTCCCACCGTGCGGTGTCCTCAGGGGTCGGGGCGGCGGGCCGGTTCGGGTACTGAGAAGCGAGCAGGGATAGCGCCATGGGGTCACCTCAATGTGAGCCTAATACATCTTTAGCTTGTTGGGCTGATACAGCTGATTCTTGGTGATGAGCTCCAGGCTGTACCTGAGCGCATCGATGCTGTGTTTTGTGTGATCGTCTTTCATCTGGTGATGCCGGATGCTCCTGATGAGCTGCTCACATCGAGGGTGCACCCTGAATGAGTCACGCACCATGGCCTCATGTATCACCGAGACCCCGGAATAGACACTGCCGCGAGGCTTCCAGGCTGTGCGAATACTAAAGGGCAGCTGGCCGCCGCCCAGCTGCAGCTCAGACTCAAGGGCGCGCATGAGGCGCGAATTGCTCATTTTGCCGCCCCACCGCTTGCCACCATAGCCCCGATCACCCGTCCAGCGGTCGACGTGTTTCCAGCTCAGGCCGTTACGCTTGAGCATTTTGAGGATGCCCTTGGCATGCACACCCGGCGGCGCGCTGCCCGAGGTGTACTCATCGAGGACCCAGATAGACGGCTTTGGCCCGTACCGGTCGATGGCTGTGAGGATGGCCACCTCAGAGCCAGCATCTGCGCCGTGGTCGATGCCGATACATATCTCAATCTTGCGGCCGCCTGGCGGGCGCTCAGCTGAGATGTGGGCATCATCAAACTTGTCAAAGCACCGGTCCGGGTTGATGCACTCCCAGGCGCCCAGGAGCCGGGCGTCCCTATCGATGGCCAGATACCGCCCGGTGATGTCATCGATCATCTGCTGACTCACCAGAGGCCGCCCGCCCTCGGGGGTGCAGTTCTCAACCGTCAAGGGCGCCGGGTGGTCAGTCACCGTGCCCGCCTCCACCAGCTCACGGAGCCACTCGACCGGCCTGCCAACGGGTGTGAGGGTCACACCAATCACGCCCGATGTGCGCAGAACTCGCGCCGATAGCTCTGAGAAAACCGACGGGGGGGGCGGCTCATCGATGCCGACATAATGAATGGTCGCTGAGGCCAGGCCCAGGGTGCCCTGATTGGTAGTCTTGACGCGGATTATGCTGCCATTCTTGAACCTGACGATAGGCACCTTGCCCCGGAAACCCTTGCCGGCTGTGTATTCAGTGTCAGGCGTGAGGGCGTCCTTGGGCAGCAGCTCCCACAGCTTCGCACAGACCGCGATTGATTGCTCCCAGCTGTGCGTTATGAGCCAGGTTTCCACGGGAACTTCATGCGTGCTCAGGTACGGGTGAGCCCCCATGCACCGCCAGATAATCTCGGCACATTGGGCGAAGGTTTTACCCACCTGGTTGCCGCCTCTCATGAGCTTCACCGGGTGCGGGTCTGAGAGCCAGGCCCGCTGTGGGGGTGTCCACCTCACGAAGTCCAGGGGCCTAATGTCGGCCCGGGTCTTTGCGGCCTGCACCGCGTTGGCGAGGTGGGCAAGGTTCATCGCTTAGCCGTGCGCCTCTTCTTGGTGGCCTGCTTGGGGGCGTCGCCCAGCTTGACGATCGAGCCATCGCGCACCGCGGCGAGTGTGGCGCTCACTTGGTCCTGTACGCCCTGGGGCAGCTCGAGCAGCGTCTCGAGGATGAAGCCCATGAGCTGCTCAGAGCTGAGCGCGGCGGCGTCATCGCCCTGGGCGAGGAGGGCCTCCTCAATCTCATCGTGCAGCTGCACCTCCAGGCGGTGGAGCTGGCACAGTGCGGTGTGCCGTCCAGCTGCCCGGGCGGCGCTGATGTCCTCTCGGACCTCACCCAGCTTGAGGCGCTTGTAGTCGAGCGCGCCCAGGTCAGCGACCCGAGGCCCCGCCGCCTGTGCCTTGGGCTTGGCCTTCTTCGATGGCTTGCGCTTGGGTGCCTTGCGCGCACCCTTCTTGCGGTGCCCCTCGGGCTGGCCTCTAGGCATCGGCGTCCCCTGCATAAAAACTTTCAGAATTTGGAGAATCCAGAGAGAAAATATCGACGGGTAAGAGGTCGGGGCTCGCTGAGCCTACGCACACGACCTTGTAAGTGTGCTTTATACCTACCTTTTCCCGTAGTGGGCCTGTGGGGGTCACACTGAAACAGTGACTATACGGCTCACTGCCAGGGGTTGGATTATTTGGATTATCGCGCATATTCACCGCATAGAATGCACCCACAGAGGGGCGCTCGAGAGGGTCTATCGGCGAGGCATCGGCCCTGATGGTGGGCCACGGCGGCAGGTGTGAGCCGTGATATCTCGCCCCCACTGTACCTCACGAGGGCGCTGAGCACCACCTCAGGCCTCGGGCGTGTCCTCGGACCACAGCACCTGGCGGGCCAGCTCCTCAGGGGTGAAGCTCTCGAGCCCCAGCTCATAGCGGGCGACAGAGATCCCTGAGGCTCTCAGGAACTCAGCCAGGGTCAGGCCCAGGAGCTCGGCCGCGGCCTCGAGGAGCGCGTGGTCCCGCCCTGACAGGCTGAGGGTGACTGAGCGGGTGGCGGTGGTCTCTGGCTCCATCAGCTGCACCATAGCCCGAGGCTGAGGGCACAGCCCGCTGTGGTGTGTGGCAGCTGTGGCAAGCTGTGGCAGGCCCGGTGTCACACCATAGCCCAGGGTGAAGGCCCAGTATCGCCCGATGTGGCACTGTGGCAGCTATTTTGGCCCCCTTATAGCTATATTTATATTTCTATTTCTTACTTCTATTTACCTAGAGTCTAGTGCCACATAGAGTAAATAGAGCAATAGACAAGGGTCAAGGGGGCATATCGTGTGGCAAAACGGCTGCCACACACCGCCACACACTGCCACAAACGGCCCCATATCTATTGGCACGTCAAGAAAAAGGCCCCCTGAGGGGCCTGAGAGGTCTTGACGCAGCGTCAAGGGTTGAGGGCTCAGGAGGGCTCGACCCGCCACCCTCTGAGCCACAGGCCGTCCTTGCGCCACTTGTGCCGGACCACAGGCAGGCCATCCATGATGCCCATGACGCGGGCCTGGTGGTGTCGGTGCTGGTCCTTGGCGGGCAGCTCGAGGGCACCCTCCATGAGGTCTTTCTTGGTGAAGCCCTGCCCAGGGGCCCGGGTCTCAATCCACCGCTCGATCGCCTCAGCCCATGGGTCGACATCCTTGAAGGCCCGTTGAGCCTCTATGAGCTGGGCCTCCATCTCATCGCAGAGCCACCACCTGGGCTCATCGCGGTAGAAGGCCATCGCCTCAGCCCAGAGCTGGTCACGGTCCTCCTCGATGGCCTCGAGGTCGATCTCGGTGACCTGGACGGGCCAGTATCGCCTGTCGCCTGTGGAGTCCTTGAGGAATGTGGCCTCATTGGTCGTGCCGACGAAGACCACCTGGCGGGGCTGTCTGACGTGGTTGCGGCCGTATGAGGGCCTGTAGCGGTCCACCTGTGAGCTGAGGAAGGCCTTGATGGTGGTGGCATCGCGGCGCCTCACTGAGTCGAGCTCCGGCCACTCATAGAGCCACTGGCCCTGTAGGGCGGCCATAGCGTCAGCTCTGCCGAGGTCGAGGGTGGTGTCACTGAACCACTCAGCACCGCACAGGGTGCGCAGGCCGGTGCTCTTCTTGATGCCTTGGGCCCCTGCCAGGATGAGCACGTGATCGCACTTGCACCCAGGCTCCATGACTCGGGCGATGCAGGACATGAGGAACCGCTTGCCCAGCTCGCCGTTGAGCTCGGAGGGCTGTGCCCCCATGTAGACGGCCAGCCAGTCAGCCACCCGGCTCTCACCGTCCCATGTGATGCGCCTGAGGTAGTCCCTGACGGGGTGATAGCTGAATGCCTTTGCTACGCCCCCGATGACCTCATGCACGAGGGTAGCCCGGCATGTGATGTCATAGTGACGGCCGAGCCAGATAGCGAGGCTGGTCTCATCGTCATCGGTCAGCTGCTCGCCATTGAACTCGATGCAGGAGTTGAACTGGTTGTATCTGATGCGCCCTCTGAGCCTCGAGTCCTGAGCGAGGATGGTGCTGAGGTTGAGTAGGTGGGCCTTGGGCTTGCCCTCGGCCACCAGGTCTCGGGTCTTCTTGTCATAGGTGTCCGGCTTCCTGTCGAGCTGGTCCCAGACGGCGGGCTCATAGCCCCCCTCAACCTCCACGCCCGCCAGTGCGGCGAGCCGCTTATCATCCATTGTGTGTCTCCTTGTGACCGTTTTCTTTGTTGAATCAACCCAGCTTATCGAGGTAGCGCCTGCACTGCTTGCACGTCACTTCATTGGGCACTGTGGTCCGGCTCAGGGGCAGCCATCGGCCACAGGCGGTCCACCACTCGACGCGGCGCCGTGCTCGCGTCCACCTGCGCCGTGAGCCCGTGGCCCAGTGTGTGACCTTCATCCCTCCTCCTTGAGCCCGTAGCTATCCCTGGCCCAGCCATCGCCGGCGAGCTGGAAGCTGGACACGCTCACCTGCCGGGTCATCTCCTCTGTGCATGTCTCACACACGGGCGGTGGGTCGCTGTGCTTCTGGAGCACCTCCAGGCGGTGGCCGCAGCTATCGCATTGGAATTCGTACAGAGCCATTACTCCTCGCCCCCTGACTTGTCCCTCAGCGCCTTGTCCTCACGCTCACGCCGCATGCGTGCATACTCTTGCAAGGCACGCGCCCGGTCGGCGTCAAGGCGCCCCTTGAGCAAATCGATCATCGCGGCTCTGTACTCGTCGTCTGTCATTGTCTCACCTCCCGAATACGACCGAGGGCGGCGAGCCACTGCTCGGCCTGGTCCTCGTCCATGACCGCCAGCTTTTCTCGGGTGCCATCGGCACGGATGGCCCACACGGTCCACAGGAAGCCACACGGCGTGGTCACCTCCATGTGTAGGCGCACGGGCTCGGTGGTGAGCTTGGTGCCCAGGGGCGTTGGGTATGGCCCGGTGGGTGTTTGTCTTGTGTTTGTCATTCTGCCTCCTCGTCTGTCTCGATGACCTGCACCCCATGAGCGAACAGCTCCCCCAGGTGGTGCCGGATGCGGGCCTCTGCGATCTGGATGTACTCGGGTTCCCGCTCGATGCCTATAAAGTCGAACCCCTCCAGCATCGCAGCCGCGCCCGTGGTGCCTGAGCCCATGAACGGATCAAGGATGACTGAGCGCCCAGGGTGCCCACCCACGAGCTTGACCAACCATCGCATGACACCGAGTGGCTTCACGGTTGGATGGTGGTTCTTCACCCGGTCAGCGGTGCGCCCTGCTCCAGCTCGTGGGCTGTCGAGTCCTGCGGTGCCCTCGGTGCGGTCTGTGGCCTCTGCACCCGTGCGGCCTGGTAGCCGCTCGCATCCTGCCTCTCGCTCGGCGCGGGATGGCTTGGGGCAGGCGTACAGGTTTGCGGGCCATCGGCCTAGGTCGTGCGAAGCGGCGGGATCTCCCCTTGAACCATCTGGCCCGCTGTTCACCGTCCACGTATTGCCGCCGGGACCGTCTGGATAGGACCACTCGCCCTGCGGCCCCGGCCAAGCCGGATCCCCATAGGCATAGCGGGTGCCGTCAATATTCAGGGCCCCGGTCCCGTGCTGTAGGACGTTAGCGGCCACGGTCCCGACTAGGGGCTTGCGTGCCAGGATGGCCCCCTCCCAGGCAGGCTTGAGCGCCGTCCCGAATCCCTCCCAGGTGCGTGCGTCCTCGGTGGCTGGCACATCTCGCCGGGGTGCCCCCTCTCGCTCACCCTTATACCCTCCAGAACCGGAGTCTGGGCGGTAACCTTGATCGATCTGATGCTGTTGCTTGAACGTACCACAAACGGTTGTGCGCCCTGTGATCTCACGCTCCGCCCCCGCTGCCCGGTCAATGGCCTTGGAGACATCGAGGGACTTGGGGAACCCTTGCCACTGCACCCAGGCGATAGAGTCTCGGATCTCGAACCCTGCGTCCTCGATGGCGCAGGCCAGCCGGTGGACCGTGCGAGTCCCACCGAAGGCCACCAGATGCCCCCCTGGTTTAAGCACCCGCAGACAAGCCCGCGCCCACTCCACCCCAGGCACCGCACCGTCCCAGGCCTTGCCCATGAACCCGCCACGGGCGCGGCCCTCCTCGATGTCATCCCATGTGCGCGCCTTGCCGTCAGGGCTCAGCCCATAGGGTGGATCGCAGACGATAGCGTCCACGCTCTCAGGCTCCATCGAGGCCAGCACATCGAGACAGTCCCCACGGTATAGGGTGGCCCTACTCATGGCCCCGCCCGAGGTCATACAGGCTGCCCCACCAACCGCAGCTGTTCTGGTGGTTGCAGCTCGCTGAGGTCTTCGTCTCTGGGTCTACGATGAACCAGACATCAGGCCGCCCACAGTTCGGGCAGGTGATGCCGTGGACGCGCTCACCGCTCAGCGTGCCACCCAGGGCCTTACCGA